GCGCTCTTCCAATTGACGAGAATCTGCGCCACATTACCGGCCTTCACGCCAGTCACGGTACCGGACTGCGAGCTAATCAACGTCTGCTGGGATACGGAAAGCTATGCGAGCGGGTAGCAGAGCGATGCTGCGCATCCTTGACTGCTGCCCGTCGCGCCCATGTTCGCGCACCGGATTTTGCCATTCGGGTTGACGGTCAGCATCCGAGAGGTCTGACCATTCGTCACGCACGCGGTCACATTGACCTCCACAGGTGGTGTCAATCCAGCCGGCAGCACATAGGGGCATTCCACGGCATCCCAACTGCCGGAGCCGAAAGAGCCGGCATATCGGACAAGCATCATCATGCCGACCCGCTGCACGAAAAAGCCTTTCGCGTTGTACAGGGTTACGGAATCCCACAAGGCATTCCGGGTCGAGAACAATGCCACAGGCGTGCCGACCGTAATACCATCCAACGGGATGCGCCACAACGGCTGATATGCGTCGGTCGCACCAGACAGTATCTTCCCGTCCGGTATCGTCGGGTCGGCCGCCGTCGTGGCGTTCGGCGTGCCCTTCAACACGACCAGCTCCACCTTCTCGATCCCGGAAGTGGAGTCGCGATTGTAGTGTGCGGCGATAATATCATTACGCTTCATGCCCTGCGACCCGTTATCGATCTGCACGGTCTCCGCTGCGGTGATATGCCAGTCCAACCCCTGAATCGACGCGCAGCCAGTGCCAATCGTCGCCTTGTTCGCACTGCCCATAGTGCATTTCAGAGCGTCACCCCACGCATACACCATGTCCGACGCGCCGAACTTCGACTGGTGGATAATCGCCTTATCCTCACTCGAAATATGCGCCGTACCGGCCTTGCCGTCAACGAGCTCGATAGTCATCTTCCACTCTCCGTTTCCTTCATGATTCCCTGACCGACCTCAAACGTCGAAGTCATGATGCCGCTTTCGATTTTTACGATCCTTTTGGTGATTGTCGCGGTCACGCTCATGCCGGACGCATGGTCGGAGGCTGTGACCTTATCGTCCACGCGCAGACCGTCGCCAGCACTGTCCGTCAAGGTCACATCGACAGTGCCTCCGATCTGCTCCTCCTGCAGCCTTTTCTGCGTCTCCGATTTCAATGTGGCCGCATCGGCGGACGTGTAATCGTAAATCTCGCAAACTTCATCCACGCCGGTCAGCGTCTGCGTCTGACTCACATTGCCGGTCGCGTCGGCGTACCAGTGCGACACCAGACGATCCTTGAGCTCCTGTGAGCCGAGACCGATAAGATGATTCGTCACGCGATGCTTCGTCTCGGCCTTGAAATCCACCAAGTCCGAATCGATTGCGTTTGTGATCGTCCGTATCGGCGTGATGTCTAAATGGATTTTATTGTCAGCCGCCTGAAAATCAAGCCGTCTGCCGCAGGATGCGAGCAGCGACCGCAATCCAGTATAAGCGTCCACATAGCGTGGATTCTGGAAAACCCAATTCGATACCGTGGACATGTCCGACGAATCGACGGTGAAGACCGCATCCAAGCCGATGCGCTTCAGCAGGCCCCGCACCACGTCCGGCAGCTTGCCGGAGACGGTCAGATAATCCTGATTCGCGTCCGGTTGGAGTATCTTCGCCGCCAGCATTCCAGTCCACGACTGGCCGATCCATGTGGTCGTGGATTGTCCTGCTGACACGGTGACGCGGCGGTCGATGATGCGGCCGCCAACGTCGGAGCCATCCAGCCAGAAATACCAGCCGCGCGAAATCGCAGGTGCTGTCTGGTCCTCGATGGTCAGTTCGAAATCGTTCTCGTCCGTGCCTGTGGCCCAATCCAAAACCACTTGCGATATACTCGCGCGTGGGATCAGCTCGGCGTCTGCGAGGATAACGTTTGCCAAGGCACACCTCCCGAAACGTCATACAAGGTCAGGTCAATACCAAAATTGCCTGAAATCGTCAGCAATGAGTCTCCGGCCGGTATCGGCTCGAAAACATACAAGCCGCCACCACTGCCACTACCGCGCTTGCCCTTGTCGAAAACATCCGACAAGTCGCCGTTATCGGCGGTCAGATGGATGCTTTTCTCCAATCCCGTGGCCGACAGCGAAATGTATCCGCCAGCGGCCACCGTCACGTCAACCTCATATGTGTTCGTGCCAATCTTAAAAGCCGGATTGACGCAAGGGCCGAAGATGATTGCGGTGAATTCGGCCGCCTTGCCTGTCGGGTTATCGACCTGCAAGGCGATTTTCGACGGTGCCAGGTCGGTCGGCAGGTCGGTCGGCAGGTCAAGCTGCGAGCCGGTGCCCGCGGACATTGGGAAGAAATGCTGCACCGGCAGGGCGCGCCGCCAAACACCATCGCAAAGCACCACCGCGTAATCGACTTGTGCGAACTGCGGCCAAGGCACGAGACCAAGCGAAGACCCGACAATAAACGCGCGTTGCGTCCACTCGCCGTCCACGGTCAAGATGCCTGGTTGTACTGCCTGCACGTCCGATTCGAAGGCGGTCTGCACCGCATCCAATTCGCCTGGAGTTTTGGTGCGGATGGTCATTTTCGCCGTCGAAGCGTTCCTGCTCACCGATTTGATGCCGCGGGTGGCCAAAGTGTATGTCCATGCGAATCCTCGCATTTCCTGCAGGTCGGCCACCCATAAACTGTCGGTGTTCAGGTCAATCGTCGTGCCGTCATGCGACGTGTATTTAAGCTCGCGCATATTTTCTTATCAGCCTTCCCAAATCACGGTCGCTGACCGTCATCGAATCATCGGACGCGGCGGAGATGATCGCGCCAAGGTCGTTGTGCAGGCTGGTGATCGCGGCCACCACGGAGCCGGTATCGATCTGCACGTTGACCTGATTGCCGGTCATCTGATTGGCGGTAGAGAACACTTCGCGTGGAATCTTCCGTTCGTTGAGCAGGCGCATGTTTTCGACGCCGTAATAGTCGGTCGCCGCGGCGTTCTGCACGAATTCACCTGATGCGATGCGCGCATTCAGCAGTTGGACTGAATCGCTCAGACTGTTCCCAGCCGCCCAGATCGGATCTACATAACCGTCGAACAGGCCGCCACTGGCGAATTTCTGGAAGTGGCCATCGGTGAACAGGCCGCCGGTGTAGCCGCCATCCTTCTGCGTCTTCTCCGTGACAGTGAAGCTTTTGTCCGCGATCCGGTAATTCTGAATGCTTCGCAGGGTCGCGGATGCATTGTCGGTCACATTGATCGTGAAACGCTTGTCGCGGATCGTCTTGTGGTTCACGGAATCCACTTTGTCGGATGCCTTGTCCGAGGCGTTCAGCGTGGTCTTCTTGTCATTCAGCTTCTTGTTGTTGACGTTGTTGACTTTGCTGGACGCATGGTCGGAAGCGGTGAGGTTCGCGTTCTTGTTGTTCAGCTTCTTGTTGTTGACCGCGTTGATCTTGCCGCTGGCCTTGTCGGAGGCATCAAGCTTCGCGGTGCCCTTGGCGTCGCTGACTGCCTTGACTTTGTTCTTGGCTTTGTCGGCCTTGCCGGACGCCTTGTCGGTCGCGTCAAGAGTGGCCTTGCCTTTGGACTTGTTCGCGGATTCGACGTTCTTCTTCGCCTTGTTCGCCTTACCGCTGGCCTTATCGTCGGCATCGAGCTTTGCCTTGGAAAGCTTCTTGCCGAATTTGTCGAGATTGGTTCCAGCGGCCTTCGTTTTCGACTTGGCTTTGGAATCGTCAACATCGAGCTTCGCTTTGCTGCTGTCGGCGGTCTTCTTGATGTTGTCAATGGACGCTTTGATGCTGTCGGAACTCAAGCCCCACCGATCTGCGAGTTTGTTCGCCGCATCGGCGCTCATGCCCGAAGCCTCGGCCTGCTTGATGATCGCGTCGCGCGCATCCTGCAGGACGCCGGATGCCCTCTCGATTTCACCACTGGAGAAATTCGTATTCTCGCCCTGCTTGAGGATCTTCTCCGCAGCGGATTGAGCACTGCTGGCGATGTCCTCCAACGCCTGCCTGGTCTTCGTGCCCTTCTCCGAAAAACGGTCGAGCAGGTCGCCGTTCTCGTTGAACACGACGCCATTATCCTTGCAAGTGTCGGACAGTTCGCCGATCTTCTGATTCAGCTGGTCAACAGCCTGATCCGCCGTAAGATTGCCGGATTCGAAACCAAACAGCGCCTGCACCAAATCATCGATCTGGCTGCTCGCGTCAGAAGCGGAAGAGCCAAGCTCCTTGTTCGCACTGGCCGCATCCTTCGCGGCGGAAGCCGACTTGCCGTCGGCATCGACCGCGTTTTTAGCCGCAGCGGTCTTCTGCTTGGTCTGTTCCTTGGCTTCCTGGTACGCCTTGGATTCATCCTTGATGCTGTCGCGGATTTTCGTTGCCACGGCCAGCTGCGAATGACCTTGCCTTCCGTACTCTTTCAACGCGGCGTTGACCTTGTCGGTCGCCGCTTTGTTGCCCATCGCAGCAGAGGTCATATCGGTGAGGCTGACCTTTGCCTCGCTCATCCAGTGCGTCATGGACTGGCCGCCGATGTTCATCTTCTGATACGATGCCGCGATGGTTTCACTGATGCTGCTGCCGGATTCAAGCGCGGACTGCAATTGTTCGGCGGCTTCCTTGGCCTTTTGCTGATGGCTGATGAACGTGGACAATGCCGCGCCGGCCACCGTCAAGGCGATGCCCCATGGGCCACCGAGCAGGCTCATGATGCTGCTGCCGACGGCCTTGAACCCTGCCGTCTTCAACTGGGCCTTGGAAGCGGAAGTGCCGAAAGCCTCCATCTGTTCGGAAGCGCTCATGGAGGACGCCTTGAACATCTGAAAAGCGGTCTGGGCGGAAGCCAAAGCCGTCTTGACGCGCTGAATCGGATCAACGGCCAATCCGATGTTGTTGGCCATCGTGCTGGTGCTGTTGTTGAGGTTTCCCGCGGCCTTGTGGACGGCGCCGAACACTCCGGCCAGCGACGCCATCACGACAAGGGTCTGCTGTACGCCGGACGGCAATCCGGCGAACGCGTCCACAAGGGTATCCAAGCCCTGCACCATGGTGCGTAATGGACCTTGGGCACCCTCGCCGACGGAAATCATCAGGGATTCCATCGAACCGCTAAGGTTCTCAAGGTCGCCTTTGAGATTGTTGTTCTTCGCGGCTGCCTGTTCGGCCGCGTATCCGCTTTGCGAAACGGCGTTCGTCCACTTGTTGACGCCGGATTCGCCGGCCTCATACAAATAGTTCGCGGCCTTGATGGCATAGCTGCCGAAGATGGTTGCGTTCGCCTGGTTGCGTTGCTCGTCGGTCAGATTCTTCTCGGCGTTGCGCAGCTGGCCGGCGAATTTCGCCATGCCGACGAAATGGCCTTGCGCGTCGTAGGCGCTGATGCCGAGTTCCTTCATCGTGTTGGACGCTTCGGTTGAGGGCGCGGCCAGCTTCATCAGCATGCTGTTCAACTGGGTGCCCGCTTCGGCTCCGATGGTGCCGTTCTGCGCGAACAGGGCCAATACGCCGGTGGTCTCCTGAATGTTCATGCCAAACGAATTCGCCTGCGCGCCGCAATTGTTCAACGCTTCGCCGAAATCGGAGACATTGCCAACTGCCTTGCCCGCGCCGGCGGCCAGCGTATCGGCCACCTGAGAAGCCTGAGAACCCTTCAAATGGAACATGCTCATGGCATTGGCCATGTATTCGGCGGCGTCTCCGACGGCCATGCCGTCGGACGCGGCCAGATTCAGAGCGCCGGTCAGACCACCGGTAAGAATGTCCGTGACGCTCATGCCGGCCTTGCCGAGATCGTTGATGGCATCAGCCGAATCCGTCGCGGAATAAACGGTGTCAGCGCCGGCTTCGATGGCCGCGGCACGCAACTGGTCCATCTGTGCGCTGGTCGCACCGGTATTGGCTTGGACGGTGCTCATTTGCTGGTCGAAATCTGCCGCCATCTTAACGGCGGCGGCACCGAACGCGGCCACGGCCAATCCGGCGGCCGTCATGCCGCTGGCGATCAGCGCGGACTTCCTGCCGGTGTTCTCCATGCCGGACGCGACGGTACGCGCCGTCGAACCGGCGCGGGTCATGGCGGCCTCATAGGAAGCTGTATCGGCCATAAGCCGGATGACGATGTTCTTGTTCTCAGCCAAAACATCCCTCCAAATGTCTCAGGTCAGATGCGCGACCAATGCTTCAGCCGCCGGATTATCCCTGCCGTTGTTGTCCGTCCAGCGTTTCATCGCCTGCCGCATGTGCGCGGTCGCCCAGCAGACATCCGCTTCCGCACGCATGGTCAGTTCGGCCTTCGGGTCTTGGCAGATCGTGCGTGGCAATCCGCACAAGGGACATAATGACCTCTCGTATTCGGCCAAAGCCCGCATCCAGTCACGCTCCGTGGAATCCCATTCGACTTCATCCCCATCAGATGGCGTCCATCCCATGAAACGCTTGAAGCTGATGCCAAGCTGACGGCAGATCCGTAGATCCTCGACTAGTTGCGGAGCACCTTCGAGGCGAGGTCGAATGCCGCTTTTGGGTCGGCCGCAGATCCATTCAGCTCTGCGACGGCCTGCCAGATCGGCGTGAACTGGCCGTCCGTCAATTCGTCAAACAACGTGCGGAAAGCCTTTTCGGTCTTGTCCTCCGCGCTGACCGGTTTGCCGCCGACGGTCGCGTCCACCAGCATGAGCGGCAATGCCGCAGCGGCGGTGCCGAACATGTCGGACGTGCCGTTCTCATTACGGTGCGCGGCCAACACCTGCGCCCACTTGCTCACCGGCAGGGCGCGCAAAGTCAGCTTCAACGTTTCGGATTCCGCCTGCCCGCGCAGCTCTTCAATGCGCTGCGCGGTACGCTGCGCCGCACCGTTCACACCTGATTCGGTGATCTGCTCGCGAGTGGTCTCCGACGCCAGCGCATCGCCCAGCCGGGCAATGTCCTCGGCAAGCTGCTGGTCGAGGATGACGTCCACTTCCCTGGTGCGTCTCGTTACCTTAAGCATGGAAATGTTCCTTTGCTTGAAAACCAAAAGTCCCCTTCAAAAAAGGAAGATTCCCGCACTGGCGAAAGGAACAAAGTCCAGTGCGGGAAGAATCAATCAGACAACCTGCACGTTCTCAGCCCAGCCAGGAGCCTTAACGCTGAAGTTGATCTTGCTGCGTAGCACACTGTTCGCGGCAATGGCGACCTTGGCGTTCATACCGACTCGAACGGCGTACACGTTCACGGTGTCGCCAGCGACGAAAGTGCTGTTGGTGGCCTTGCCATAGCGACGAACGAAATAGCCCTCAGCACCCTCAGTAAGCGTCTGCATGGCCGCGTTCTGCGCAGAATGCTCGGTGTTCGTGTTGTCGATGACCTCGACGGACGGGCCACTGATCTTCTTGCGTCCCGGGTTCTCATAATCCTGCGAGCTGTTTTCTCGCTGGTCGGAGATGGAATCCTGGGACGGCGAGCAGGACCAGCCGCCAAGGGTCACGTAGTTGGACAGGTCGGTGCCGGCGTTGATTTCGTCGGCCTTCGGTTTGGTGATGTCTGCGATGGTCGGCACCCAAATGGTGTTGACCAGACCATCGGCGGGCGTGGAAGGGACTTCCACTCCAAGAGTCAAAGACATGACTCCTCCTTAATTTTGCTTGTGGTCACATGCGTGACCAGTTGAATTTGAAAGTCAGCAGACGGACCTGATAGAGCAGACTCGTATCCTCTGCGGTAAGGCCGGCGGCATAGGCACCGGAATCGGAAAACAAGGTCAGGCAGCCGGTGTCGAAGCCTTGCGCGACGAACCGCTCGCCAGCCAAGCCGGGAATCATCAGGTCATCGGCCAGCACGTTGACGGCATCGACGGTAGTGCTCACGATCCGCACCAGCAATGTGCCGATGCCGCAATGCACGTGCTGCGTCTCGCCGACGATATGGCCGTTGGTCGTGACGGTCTCGATCACCCACGGCGGCTTTTCGGTTGGCGTGGGCGTGGTCTGCCGGTAGACGGTCCATCCGTCAGCGGGCTTTGGCACATGGTCGAGAATCGTGTTCGACAAGGTCATTATCGACTGCATCAGAATCCCTCCACGGCCGCACGTGCGACGTATTCCGCGAGTTTGGGAAGCTCTTCCTCGCCATGCTCGTAGAACCGGTGTGTGCCACCGCCTTTGGCCGTGCCGAAGAACGCGATGTTCGCGAGCGAGCCCGCGCCGCCCTTCGTGGGGCCTATCTCGGCGGTGATGCGTCCGGCGGATTCCCGTACCGTGTAGCTGACCGGGATTTCCCGAAACGCCGCATTGCCGGAACCGTTCAGATCGTCGCGAATCGAATTCTTGACGTTCTGCGCGCCCTTCTTTACGGATGCGGAGATCAGGGCGCGGCGGGCGGTTGTCTTCGCGATCAGCGCATTGCCGAAAGCCGACAATTGCGAAGCGTCGAACATGCCGCTCATGCGTCCTCCCTCACGTTCCACCGACAGGCCGTCGCCCAAGACTTCTCCGATTGCGGGGAGATCATGCGATAGCGACGGCCGACTAATTCCGGATTCGAGGATTTCATGACAGTCACCAGATCGCCGTTCCGCAGGTTGGCGCCAAATGGAAAGTGGATGTACAGCGACCAGACCAATGAGACCGCGCCCATCGCCTGCGCCGCGCTACCTTCCACGTTTTCCGACGCCAAGCCTCCAGAAGTCTGCACTTTGCACCGGCCTTCATACACTTTCGTGCCGGCTGGCGTGGCCACGCCCGTGGCGGGGTCGGTGGCCGCTTCGCCTGGCCGCACGACAGTGCATTCGTCGGTCATGAGTGTTTCGGCGCTTTCACGCGCACGCTCCAAGACGGAAGTCGTCAGCATAAGCCGCGCCTTCCAACAGGAGCAATCGAGAAAGCGCCGGAAGCACCGGAATCGGACGGTTCCAAAAGCTCCCACTCGGCATCAAGAATCGTGATGGTCGGCACGCTGTTCGTCGTGCCGACCGTCTCCTGATAATCATCGATGCGGGTGCTTTTGGAAGTCGTGCCTTCGGGATTCCTCGCGTAACGTGCGACGGCCAACGCTTCAACCAAATCGACGTTGCGTTGCGAAAGCCTGCCATCGGCGACGATCTGGTCAAGATTCGGATAGCGTCGGTAGATCTGCGCTTCGGCAAGCTCAATCCACGACATGACCTGATTGACTTCAAGCGTGTCGGTGATTTTCCTGCCGAGCTGGTTCGAAACATCCTGCACATTGGCCGTCATCGTGGCTCCTTACTCCTTGGCGGCGGGCACTTGGATGACGCCGGATGAAGCCAAGCCGCTGATGAGACGGTTGAACTGGCTGGCCAACGCATTGTAGTCGGCGACGAGCGCATTATATTCCGTCTTCGTCGGATTATCGCCGGCTGCTACGGCCACGTTCGTGACCGCATTGCCGATCGCTTCGCCGAACACCTGCATTTTCACGCCGCCAAGAGCGTTCTGCGAAGCCGCGGGAAGCGTGTATGTGGAGCCGCCGCCAATAGTGACCGGCTGGCCATTGTCATCCACGAACTGCACGTTCAATGGAGTGTATGGCGTGGTGGGCGTCTCGTCGGACGCCAAAGTAGCGAAAACAGTGCTCACAATGACCTCCTCATCAGGCGGTGATGGTGACGAACTTGGTCTTGTCCTTGACGACGAAACCAATCTCGGCTTCGACCAGGAAGCCAATCATGTCACGCTGCCAAAGATTGATGGCGGTACCGTTGTCGTTGATGGTGGCCTGATCGGACACCTTCATCTTGATGCCCTCGACGGTACCGTAAATCGCCTGAGTCCAATCGCCTGCGACACCGAACATCTCCGGCTTCGCGACCTGACCCGTGCCGGAACCGGCCGCGACGGCGGCGACATGACCCCACGGGGACTTCACGACGCGGCCACCGAAAAAGGAACCAAGATCGGTGGAACCCGGCATTGCGACCAGCAGTGGACGGCCGTTCGCGTCGGTCGCCGTGATGAACTTCGACAGACCATGCGGAGACAATGCGACGCCGTTGAAGTCACCATCGTGTTCCAGCACGGTGGTTGCGATGGCCGCGAAGTCCTTATACGCACCCTTGCCGATGCTCACGGTCTGAGCGTCCGCGAGGGAATCGACGTTCGAATTCGACGGCAGACCAATAACGCCAGTAAGGAACGTCTCATCGATGCCCTGAGCGATGGCCTGGGAGGCACGCGACTTGATGGTATTCCACAATGCGCTCTTGTCTCGGACGAACTCGTTGGACACCGGGATGATCTTCGCGAGCTTGAACGGCTTCATGATCTTGCTGCCGAACTTCGGACGGTCAACGGCGATCTCCCCGGTCTCGCCGACCCACGACGCGGCGCCGGTATCGGTCAGGGTGTCGTATTCGCTGCCACGTCCCGGCAACGCGACCTTCGTCGCCAGCTGGGTGACCGCTGACTGTTTGAGGGTTTCAGTCCAAATCTCGTCGGACTGTTCCGGTGTCAAATAGACGCCGGCTGTGGCGCGATTCAAATCGATTGCTGCCATTGTGATTTCTCCTTAAGTATTGGGATGTTGATTAAAAGCCCAAGGCGTCAAGCTGCGCGCCGAACACCGCGGCGTTCGTCTTCGTGCGGCTCTCGGCGGTGTTCGGATGCTGGACTCCGCCGAACAACGACGCCAAGCTGTTATCGTCCTCCTGCCGCACTCCCAGATCCGGATACCGTTTCAGCAGATCGTCGAGGGCCGCATCGACCGCCTTCTGGTCTGTCGCGTCCAGATTGGACGTGTCCAGCAGTTTCATGGCGAGTTCCGGATGCGCGAGCCTGCCGGATGCGGCCTGCTGGATCTTCGATGCCATGTTTTCGGATTTCAGCTGGCTGATCTGGTTGTTGAGGTCGGCAATCGTGTGATTGGCCTTCTGTAGGGAATCCTTCATTCGGTCGAGGGCACGTTTGCCTTTGTCTCCGAGCGCGGCTTCCTCCTCAGGATTCGCCGTCGTGTCGGACTGGTCGTCCGGCTGCGGTTCCTGCGGTTTCGGAGCTTCGGCGGCCGGTTTCGCGTCGGTTGACGTTTCCTGCCGCGCGTCCGTGTTTTTCGGCTGCTTGCCATCGGTGGAATCGTCTCCACCGCCGACGAGGGTCTGCAATGCCTGCTGTGCCGAAGTGAGCTCGTCGTTTTCGGGCTTTGTCATTATGCATATTCCTTCCATTGCGGAACCGGATATGAAAAAGCCGCCAAAAGGATTGCCCTGTCTGGCGGCTGAAAATTTAAAGTCGGCTAGAGGATCCAGCCGTAGTCGTAAAGCATTTGGCGCGGATCCTTGCCGGTCCTCGCGCAAATCTGGTAAATCGTCTCAGGCATGAGACGTGGACGGTCGGCGACCGTGACGCGGCCACCGTTCTTTTTTATGTAGTCCTTCGCGTATCCGGCGCTTATCATGCGGCTGGATGCGAAGCCACGCTTGGTGGTGCCTTCCGTCGTGTATTTGATGCGACGGTTGTAGACCTGTGCGGTGCTCACGCTGCCTTTGCGCCGGTAGGCGTTGACCAGCTGGTTCAGGTCGGCGCCGTCCTTCCAGGCACGCGCGTTCGCCTGACTGCCCAGTACTTTCGCCAACTGACGGTCATCCAGACCGTCCAGATAGTCGTTCGCGCTGGTCACGGCGGTGGACGGCTTCTTCGCCGTCGGCACGGCGATGCAATCACACCGCGGATGCCGTTCGAACGGTTCGCTGCCGCAGGGCTGGCCGGCCAAAACGATGCATCGGCCGCAGCTCGGCGGCGTCAGGCCACGCACGTAGCCGACGTAAGGGTTGAGCGCATGTCCGGCGACGATGGCGGCCGAACGTTGGGTGTCCGCCAAACATGTGCGTATGCGGGCTTCGAAACCAAGTTCGATGACATGCAACGCCACATCGACGGTGCCACCGTTCGCGATCACCCGCTTGCCGCGTGTGACCGCGCCCCACATAACGTCAACGGTGTCGAAACCATTGCCGTTGACGCCGACCCATTGGCGAGGGTCGGCGGAATACCGTGCGGGAAGCTCCACGCGGCTCACACCATCAAGTGAAGCCATCGCTTCAGGCGTCAACTCGAATGCTTCACGCGCGGTCTCCAATTGAGCGTCATCCAGCAGGCCGAACATTTCAGGCATGCAGGCCGCGAACGCTTCTCCGAAATCATCGGAAGCGTTATGCCGCCATAATGCCGTCAACTTGCGCGCCAGCCGGTTGCTCCGACGCCGCAAGTCCCTCGCCTGCGTCCGCGCCTCCGGTGGAAGCGTCTGCCCGTAAGCCATCGTCCACCTCTGGTTTCATATAGCCGTAATCCGACGTTTCGTCGGCTTCGAGCAGTTTCTTCGCACGGGCGATCTTCTCCGGCCCCCATCCGAGTTCCTCCCACGCCATTTCACGTGGCAGGAGAGGACGGCCTGCGGTATCGGCCGTGGCGAAAAGCTTGGTCACGGCATCGGCACGCTGCGCGACGGTCGGCGTGCCGGCGTCATACCAGAGTCCATCCGCGTCATCGAAAGCGGCCATCGCATCGACGCCAGACACCAATCCGGCCACGATGCGACAAGTCTCGACGGCCTGACGGCCAAGCGTCCTCTGGTCACGTTCGATGCTCTTGACCAATTTGGCTTCACGCGAGCGGATCGCGTCAGCGGAAGCGGCATCGTCGGCGGCCAAGCCGAAATAGTTCGGCGGCAGGCCGGTAACACCGGACGCCAGACGCGCGTAAAGGTTCACCATGCGCTCGAAATTCTCCATACTGCTGCTGGAGAATTCGAACGTCTTCGCATTCGCGTTCTTCAGCGCCCAGATGCGGCCAAAATACGCTTCCCACGTTGTGAGCGGCTTGCCGTCATCGCCCACGAAGTCACCCTTGGTCGCTCCGAGCACGCCGCGCTGCGGCACGGCGTGCGTCTCCTGCGCGACCTGCGCGTTGGTCAGATCACGCGCGCAAGCGTCGGTCAAGTCAATCACATCGGCCAAAGCCGACGTGCCGCGAAGACGCGGCCATGCACGATGCAACGGAATCGTGGTGCGCGGATTGCGATACGCAGGCACCACCGGCACCACGCCAATCGGATTGCGCTCCACCGCCATGACCTGCCATGAAGTCGAAACCGTCAACGTCGCAGGCGGAAGATACAGTTTCCAGCCGACCGCGCTCAGATAATCATCGGAATCAACATCACGATACCGGCGCAAGGCCGCATCAAGCATTCCCGTGAACGGGTCACGATGCACGGCAATGTCAATCGGCGAGACATTCTCGATCAACGGCCCGTCGCCGTGCAGTTCGATGACCTTGAACGACCTGCCGTAAACCTCGAAGTCGAGATAACTGGACTGGTCCTCGTCCATGCCGCAGGAGCGCCACAACTGCCAGGCGTCATCAACCAATTGGAGATTGTCACCGACGCGGAAGCCCTTGAGGTCGAGCCTGTCCACGCGGCTTTCGGCGACCACGCGCGGCCAGTTCACGATGACCGTGAAGCGTTCCAGTTCCGGTGGAATCGCCAAGCCCAGCTGCCGCAGATGCTGCTCGCCATCCACATATCGGTCGAGCTTCTGGAAATGCGAGGCTGCGGCATCCATCTGAGAGGACAGCCGCACAAGCAATTGATGCACGGAATCAGGCAACCACAAGGCCATCATCACTCCTCACCTGAAAACGAATATCTTGTTGTCATCGGAACCCCATCCAAGTGCACGCATGTCGGAAGCGGCCTCATGCGCCAGAATGTCAGCCATCGTGATGTCGATTTTCTGATTCTCGCTCGGCTTGCCAAGCACGTACTTGTCGCCCGGCTTTGCGACCTTGCGGGCGGCCATCATGTGAAGGCGGGCCATGCGGTCGTTCGAATGCGTGGTGCTACGATCGGCGGTGTCCTCAGTGAAGCGGGTCAGCGCATCGAACATGCGTCCGATACGATTCGTCGGCCAGCCGACGACAATATCCTCGCCATACTGGTAGCCCCAAGCCTCAACCTGCGATTCCCATGGATGCGGGTCGCAGTAGAAGCGCTTCACGACGTACCGTTCAAACATCTCGGACACGCACGCATCAACCTCGCTGCGGGGGATGCGGCCCTCCCATTCGACGGGATTCCAATACGACGGTCGTTTCGACGGGCCATAGGTCGGCGTCCAACGCCACCCGTCGACCGTTTCCGCACGGAGCGCGGTCCAATCGCCGGACTGCGAGCCGTCGAATCCAAGACAAATCTCCGTGCCGTCTTTTGGCGGCTCACGGTCAACCATCGTCGCATCATACAAGCCTTCGGGCATGAAGCTGCCCAAGCCCTGCACGACCTCGCACCCATAGAATCGTCGCGCCTGAGCGGGGTCACGGGCCATCAATTCAGTCGCGGTCGCTTCGACCTGATCGAGCGGCACCCACGGCGAACCCGCATAAACGAATTCAAGGATCTTCCGCCTGTCCTTCGGATTCGCGAAATCCAATGCGGGATCATGATGCGGGAAATACTTCATGATGTCCGGCGCAGAGGCCTCGTAGGTCATCTGGCCGAAGGAAGCGTCCATCGGGTCCCACGGATTCGTCAATTCCAACATGCGGCCATCCATGGCCATCGCGCCGCGCATGACGGTATCGCCAACCTCGAACATGCCGCTACGCCGAGTCCAGATACCCGACTCGTCACCAAGGACGAAGTTCACCGGATTGCCCAGCTTCGAATGGGCTGAAGCGGTCACAGGGTCGATGCGACCGCCATTCGGCAGGCGGATGAAACCCTCACGCACCTTCATCAGATCCGACAGGCGACCATTACGCACCATCGACTGCAAAGGACGGTAAACGTTCGCGGTCTGCTCCTCGGACGTGGCCAAAAGCTGGATCAACGCAGTGCGACGCGGCATGCCCATCGGCTCGCCGGGCGAATATGCGTATTCGAAACCACAGGAGCATCCCCAATCACTGCAGCGAAACACCTCGCCACCACGCGCCCATCCGCAAAAAACGCAAGGGCCGACGGCTTCAAAGGCCGCGACAGCCGCTCCGAACGGGGACTTGCCCAGCTTCTGCCCGCCGACGATCTGGCCACGACGCCATTTGAACGCCGCAGCCTGACGCGGCCGCGAAGGGTCATAGACAGCATCCGGCTTCACCCGATAAAAGTCAATCGCGTTGTCCAACTGCCAACCGACAAGTTCGAACGGCTTGCCAAGATCGTAGCCATTCGGCACCACGCAATGCGCGGCAATCCAATCAGCGAAGAGGAAACCGAGCGACTTTGGAACGTCAGGCGTTGTCTTTTCGCTCACTCCGCGCCCTCTTTCTGCTTTTCAAGCCACCGTTCTTTCGCGCTTTTGAACTGGATGATCTTGTCGGAGGATTGGGCGGAATGTTCCGGCTTCGGCTCGTCATCGACGATCGTCCAACCATTCAATCGCAGTCCCTGCGGCGTCAGGCCGATGGTGTCAGCGTAACGTGCAAGTGCTGTACGGTCGGCGGCCTTCGCTTCCGAGGACTCACAAAGCACAAACTGGCGGACGTAAAGGGCAATCGTTGTGAACATGTACTGGTAGCGCGGCATATGCCATGCTATCGCCTGCGGCAGCCGCCACAAATCGCGCCACAGTGCACGTTCACGTCGGTTCCACGCTTCGGTGGCCTTCTCGTCACGCTCCTTGTGGAAGCCGTCATCATCCTTCCAAGTGTTCCAGATCGTCCATTCGGACAGCGGAAAAGCCTTCGGCCGGTACCGGTAGCCGCGGGATGAAAGCGGGATGATGTCTGCGCCCAATCCACGCGCGTCCGAACGTGCGCTGGACGGGTCAGGCATCGGGCCGGAGCGCGTGCGCGCGCCGCCATGCGTCGCCATGCGTCCTCCAATCCTCGAACCGGAAAAATTACAGTCTCGGCTAGTCCGCCAAATCTTGAACTATCCGCGAACTTCGGAGCCACCTCACCGGCGGTTCCGGTCATGCTGTTTTGGGTCACCCGGTGGTGGTGGTGGCTGGTTGGTCGACTGTATTTTTTCCGGTTTGGTTGTGTGTTTGTTGTTTTTGTTATGCGTGCCTGCTTGGCTTGGCTGCTTGCCGTTTGGCTTGTTTGCGTCGTTCGCGTCCTGTTTTGCGTTCGCGGCTTGACTGGTCTTGTGGTTTGGCTTGCGGCTTGGCTTAGTGTCGCGTCCAGTGTTCGATGCTTGCTGTTGCTTTTGCTTGTCCGTCTTTGCGGTTACAACGCCTGTGTTCTGGTCCTGTCCAGCTTTGTCTGTCATCTGTGTGGCCAAGGTCCCATTGGTCTGTTGAGGTGACGGGTTGTCCGCATTTTGCGCAGGTGTGCGTTTCGCCTGCGGCTAGGCGTGCCTCCCATTCCCTGCGGAGTCTGCGGTGCGTTGTGTTGTATCCGCGTTGTGTTGCTGTACCGCGCCGTCGCTCGTATGCGCGTGCGTGGGCTGGGCAGTAGCGTTGGCTTGCTGGGATCAGTTGCGGGCAGTTGTGCCAGGCGCATCGGCGCATGGTCATGGTGGTGTGTCTCCCCCTGTGGTGGGTGGTGGGTATGCAGGTGGCGCCTGCCCTCCTAGCCCATGTCGGTGTTGGTGCTTCGGTCAAGAGTCGAACTTGTATGCGTGCAATCCGGTGGTTTGTTGCATTGTCGAATCACAAGGAGCCCGTTGGAAGGTGTGCTCGTTTGAGTGTTGGATTGCGCCTGCCGTTGGCGTGCCGAAGCGGTGCCGGCCTTCAATGTGAAAACCAAGAGCGAATAAAAGCATTGTTGGTCGGCTGTGCCAGTTAAAAGAAATGGTTCAGTCCCCCACAGGGCTGAACCATTTTACTGACATACGACAGTATAGCATGTCAACGGTGACAGTCAAGGAGCATGGCCAGTTCGCCGAGGTTGAAGCGGTAGGTGTGTTTCCCGGTTTGGGTTGGGTGGATTTTGCCGCGGCGTATCCATTGGCTTATGAGGTTGCGGCTGATGGCGAGGCCGTATTTTTGGAGTTGTTTTGCGGCGTCGGCTGGCGTGCCGATTATCTGGTGCTGCCATAATCGTTGGTCGCGTTGTGCTTTGATGCTTTGTGTCGGCCATGTTTTTTGGCAGTGCGGGCAGGTGGTGGTTTCGGCGGTTGGCGTGTCTGTGAGTTGGTGTCCGCAGTGTGGGCAGGTGCCGACGATGATGTGGTCTTCTTCGGGGGTTAATGCTTGCTCGTTTCGACGGATGATGTGCTGGAGTGCCGCGTAGTCTTGTGCTGCGGTTGGCTGGTTGAGGATGGTGTGTTTGTTGGCGAGCAGCCGTTGCCATGCTTTGTGCCAGGGCAGGTTCGCATAATGCTGGTTGACTTTGCCTGCCTGTTCGGCGAGCCATTTTTCGCTGTCTTCGATGAGCTGTTGGGCGTGCGGGTCGATTGGCATTGGCGCGTGGCCTTTGCTGGGCGTGTGCGTGTGGTTGCCGATGTGGGCTTGGCGGAGCATGATGCTGGTCAGGGCTGGGAGTTGCACATGGCCTAATGCGCGGATCTGCTGCCAGTATTTGGTTTGGCAGTCAGAACAGAGTGGACTGTTGGTCTTCGTTGTTTTGTGGCATTTGGTGCATTCGGTCATGTGCTGCTCCTGGACAATCGGCGATTATGGCGTATGGAAGGTTGAGTGTTTGTGCGATGGTGTGCCAGTCGATTTGGCTGGCGGCTAGTCTGTGGATTTGTTGTCGTTGGTGGCTTGTGAGCATTGTCGCTCCTTGCTGTTGAGTTTGTTCACCAAGTCGTATGCTCGCGTGTCTGGCATTGCGGTTTCGCGGTCGCGTCCGAGTAGTGCGAGCACGTGTTCGCATTGCCATGTGTGGACGTGTGGTTTCGATGGTGGTATGCCGCTCATGGTGGCTCTTCGTTGGCACCAGCCTTTCCACAAGCGCGTCCATTCGCTTGTGGTTTTGGTGGCGCCTTGGTGGTGTTGCATGAAAGCGCCCCACGCGTCCGTCAAATCCAAGTTCGGATAGTCACGGCTGATCCGCCTGTCGGCCGCGTGCTTGTCGTCGCTGAGAATGTAATCGTCGGCTGTTTCTTCTTTCCTTTCTTTGGATAAAGAAGAATGAAATTCTTCTTTATCTTTCTTTTTGGGTTCTGGTGTTCTGGTGTTCTGGTGTTTCTGGGATGTAACACCGTTACAGTCGGGATGTAACGCCGTTACATCGGAGGTTTCACGGTGCTTGTTGACCCTGTTGGCCGTGCGTTTGCGTTCCCGCAGTACCTGTTCGCGGCTACGGTTGTGCGTAAGGTAGTCGTGCACGAGGTAGCCGCCATCGACGGGTTCCAATAGGCCCGCGTCGGTCAGTGCGTCGAGTTCCCGTCCGGTCACGTCCAGCACGTATTCGGCGGTGTCCACGTCAACGTAGCCGTCCGTGAGGTTGTCGCCGCAGTAGGAAAGCATGATGACGAACGCGCCGATGGCCGATGGCATGGTGCGGCGCAGACGGCGTACCTTCCGGTTGAGATAGAATCCGTTCGCCAGTTGCACGTATCCACGTCGCGCCATGTTGGGTTTCTCCTTCCTGTGTTAGTCGAATAGTGCGCTGGTGGTTTGTTTCATGCGCTGCCGGTATTCGTCCATGTAGCGTTCCTGCACGAATAGGCGTTCCATGCGTTTGCCGGTCTGGTTGGCGCTCATGGTGACGGTCTTCTCGCGTGCCGTGATTTCGACGCAGCCGGATGGGCATGTGTATTCGCTGACGATGACCATGCAGGGAATGTCGGCCAGCCATCGGTCGAACGCTTCCACGTCGAACGTTCCGGCCTGCGCGTATCCGTCTTGGCCGGTATCGCGGTAGGGCGGGTCCGCGTACACGCATACGCCTCCCGGAACGTCGGGGATGCCCACGCGCCGGTAGTCGAGCCGCGACGTTTCCAGCCTTTCCAGCCTTTCCAGCCTTTCCAGCCTT